CTTATATATGTCATATTGCCAATAATATTGAAGTGGATAATAGAGCGTATTTTTAAAAAATTAAGTAATTGAAATATCTAAAAAACAAAATAATATAGGAGTAATATATATGTTGGTAATGAAAAGAAGTGGGGAATTTGAAGAATACAATGTAGAGAAGATACATAAGGTTGTGGAGTGGGCAACTAAAGATATAAACAACGTATCTTTTTCCGATATTGAAATGAACGCACACCTTTCATTACGTGAAAAAATAACTACACAAGAAATACATCAAATATTAATTAAGTCTGCAAATGATTTAACATCAAAAACTAATCCAAACTATCAATATGTCGCTTCTAGACTATTGAATATGTCACTTAGAAAAGATCTTTGGGAGAGATATGATTCTCCACCCTCTTTATATGATCATATTTGCAATAATGCTAGTCAAGAGGTATATGACAGTAATTTATTTACAAAATGGACAAAAGATGATATTAATGAAATAGAAAAGTCAATAGATCATGATAGAGATTATTTATTTACATATGCTGGATTACAGCAAATGATAGATAAATATCTTGTAAGAAATAGAAGTACTGGAAAAATATATGAAACTCCACAGTTTGCTTATATTTGTATAGCACTATCTTTATTCAATACTGTGGAAGAAGTTTTAGAGGCATATGAATATTTTTCTACACATAAAATAAATCTACCAACACCAATTATGGCTGGAGTAAGAACAAAAATAAAACAATTTGCTAGTTGTGTTTTGGTTGATGTAGAAGATGATTTAAACTCAATATTTTCAAGCGTACACGCTGTTGGTAAATATACCGCAAGAAGGGCTGGCATAGGTTTAAATGTTGGTCGTATTAGGCCAATTAATTCTAGTATTCGTGGTGGTGAAGTTATACATACTGGCTTAATACCATATCTAAAAATATTTGAATCAACAGTTAAGGCCACTAGTCAAAATGGTATTCGTGGTGGTTCTGCTACTGTTCACGTTCCATTTTGGCACTATGAAATAGAAGATATAGTTACTTTAAAGAATAATGCTGGAACTGACGATAATAGAGTTAGAAAGCTAGATTATTCTGTACAGTTTAATAAATTATTCTACGAACGTCTTATTAAGAATGAAGATATTACTTTATTTAGTCCAGAAGAAACTAGTGGGCTATATAGTTCTATGAATAATAATGAAGATTTTAAGAAACTATATGAAAAGTATGAGAATAGTCGTAATGTTAAGATGAAGAAAAAAATTAATGCTCGTAAATTAGCAGAAATTTTTACAAAAGAAAGACTAGAAACTGGTCGTATTTATGTCATGAATATTGATAATGCCAATGAACACGGTTCTTGGTTAAAGCCAGTTTACATGAGCAATCTTTGTCAAGAAATTATTCATCCAACTGAGCCAATTAAATCAATAGACGATCCAGATGGAGAAATTGGAATTTGTATATTATCTGCACTTAATCTACTACAGCTTGATTCTGAAGAAGATATAGAAAAAGCCTGTTCTATAACTGTTAAAACATTAGAATCAATTATTGATTATCAAGATTATCCAGTATTAGCTGGAGAAAATTTTACAAAGAATAGACGATCACTTGGTATAGGAATAACAAACTTTGCTGGATATCTTGCAAAAAATAAATTAAAATATGATGATCCAGATACTTTAAAGTTTGTACATACTACAATGGAAAAAATACAATGGTATTTACTTAGTGAATCATGTAGATTAGCAGAAAAGTTTGGACCATGTAATAAGTTTAATGAAACAAAATATTCTACAAATCTTTTACCAATAGATTGGTACAAAAAAACAGTTGACGAACTGGTAAAGCCAGAGTATACTATGGATTGGGAAGGTTTACGAAATAGAATAGCACAACATGGTCTGCGACATTCAACATTAACTGCTATAATGCCATGTGAATCTTCTAGTGTTATTCAAAATAGCACAAATGGTATTGAGCCAGTTAGAAATCTTATGTCTTATAAAAAAGCAAAAAATGGTGTTTTAAAACAACTAGTGCCAAATTATGCTTCAAGAAAGAATTTTTATACACTTGCTTGGGACATGAAAGATAATAAGGCTATTTTAAATATTTGTGCGGTATTACAAAAATTTGTAGATATGAGTATTAGTGTTAATTTATATTATAATTATTCACATTTCCAAGATGGAAATATTCCATTAAGCACGTTGATTAAAGATCAGATATACGGTTATAAGTATGGTATCAAGAATTTTTATTACTGTAACACACCAGATTCTGATGGTGCTACAGAAAAAGAATTATCTAACAACTGTGAAAGTGGAGCATGTGCAATATGAAACGAAGAGATTTTTTAATATCGACAAGTGTTGCTGGTTTAACTGCAACATATAATAATATTAGTTTTTCTATCAACTATAACAATGATCCAAAGTTTACCGCAAATGATAATAGCGTTATATATCTATATCTTAGTGGCGGACCAACACATATTGAAACATTTAATCCTCTTCCATTAGCACCATCTGATAGAAAATCTATTACTGGTAATATACATACAAAGATACCGGGTTTTGCTATTGGTGGAATGTGGGATAAAATAGCAAATCAAACTAATAAATTAACTATAGTAAATAGTTTTCACCATTCTGATCCAAACCATGAAAGTGCTACACATTGGATGTTAACTGGAGAAAGAACTACTCCAAATAGCCCACCAAAGTGGCCCAGCTTTGGTAGCGTTGTCGCCGGTCAGTATGGAACAAATATAAAAAATGGTCTACCTTCTTATATTAAATTAAATACAATTCAGTATGATGGTGCCGCATGGATGGGTACTAAATATATGGGCTATACGGCAAACAAAGAAGGCGTAAACGATCTATTTATGAAGAATGAAAAGAAATTCAATGATAGAATGAAAATGCTAGAAGTTCTTGAAAAGCATAGTCCCATACCAGATGATCGTAATGCCAACGCTTGGCTTGAACTAAGAAGTCAAGCTGTAGATGTATTGACAGGAAAAGCGGGTGAGGCTTTCTTAATAGAAAAAGATAAAGACTTTGATAACTATAAAGATAGTCAGCTTGGAAAAGATATGCTTACTGCTATTAGGCTTGTAGAGGCTGGTGTCAAATTTGTTACCATTAATTATGGTGGATGGGATATGCATGATAATATATTAAATGGTCTAAAAAGTAAAGTACCAGCATTAGATCATGTGTTATCAATGTATTTTAATTCAGCAGAACAAAGAAATATCAACTATAGAAATCTATTAGTAATGAGTGGTGACTTTGGAAGAACACCAAAAATTAATAAAGATGCTGGTAGAGATCATTGGCCCCATTTAGTTCCACTATTAATAGCATGTGATACATATGAAATGAATAGAGTAATTGGTACTTCTGATAACAATGGAGAGAGGCCCGTAGATCATCCATTTGAACCAGAAGATTTAAAATGGACAATTTTAGAACATATGGGTGTAAAGAAAGATGCGGATTGGTATAGTATAGAAAACAGACCAATGATGTTCGTACAAGAAAAAGCCAAAAATATTCTGAGGTATACAAGTTAATATGCAAACAATACTTAATAAAAAAAATGTAAACTATCTAGAGCAACCATTATTCTTAGGTGAAGATCTATCTCTACAGAGATATGATAAGTTTAAATATCCAGTATTTTTTGATCTATATAAAAAGCAGCTAGAATTTTTCTGGAGGCCAGAAGAAATAGAATTAAAAAAGGATAGAAATGATTTTAAGAATGATGATATAATGACTCCAAATGAGCGTTTCATTTTTACATCTAATCTTAAGTATCAGACAATGATGGACTCTGTAATTTGTCGTGGAGTACCAACATTATTAAGTTATGTTTCTAATCCAGAATTAGAGGCATGTATGAACGTCTGGCAATTTTTTGAGCAAATTCATAGTTATAGTTATACATATATTATTAAAAATGTGTATAGCGACCCCAGCGAAATTCTCGATAGTTGCTTAACAGATAAAGAAATATTAAAGAGGGCAGATGTAGCAATTAAAGAGTATAATGCTCTTAGGGAGCTTGGTAATTCAACCAAGAAAAAAGATCTTAAAAAACAGATATATTTAACGCTAATAAGTGTAAATATATTGGAAGCAATTCGTTTTTATGTATCATTCATATGTGCGTTTGCTTTTGCGGAAAATAAAAAAATGATAGGTAACGCTGATATTATCAAGCTTATAAAAAGAGACGAAGCGTTACATCTATATAACACACAAGAAATAATAAAGATTTTACGCACTGTTCCAGAAGAGGGATTTGTTGACATAGCCTCAGAATGCGAAGAAGAGGCTTGTAGAATGTTTGATTCTGCCGCCAGTGAAGAAAAGGCGTGGTCACAATATCTATTTAAAGATGGCTCAATCATAGGTTTAAATGATAGGGTAATGAGCGAATATGTTGATTGGCTATGTATGACAAGGCGTAAGAATATAGGTCTTCCATATGAAAAAGGATATAAAAATCCAATTGCAGGATGGACAGATCCGTGGATGAATAGTGAATCTGTTCAAGTTGCACCACAAGAACATGAAATCACTTCATATAAAATTGGTGCTAGTAAAAATGATTTAGGGGATATTGACTTAGGAGGACTATTATGAGCTTTTTGCCAAGATGTATTGGTGACAATCAAGAATTATATTCAATAACATTAAACAGCAATTTTGCTTCTCCATCACCAGATGTAGGAATTGTATTAAATCACCAACATGCAAAAGTTCCAACAAAAGCTAATTTAACGGACGCTGGTTGGGATTTATATTCAATAGAAGACGCTGTTATACCACCAAAACAAAGAAAAATAATAAATACTGGCATTATGATGGAAATTCCAGACACTATGGCTGGCCTAATTTGGCCCCGTTCTGGACTATCTGTAAAACATGGTCTTGATGTATTAGCTGGTGTCGTAGATGCTGGCTATAGAGGGGAAGTTATGGTATGTTTGTACAACACTTCTTTTAGTTCTGTACGAATCAATATCGGGGATAGAATCGCGCAGATTATATTCCAAGAAGTTCCTCGCGTGACTATGCGGGTTTTAGAAACGCTTGGCTCTTCGCAAAGGGGAGATAACGGCTTTGGCAGCACCGGAGCATAACAATTCGTTTAAAAAAACAAAGAAGCAAAAAACAAAAGACGTAAATCAAACCAATCCTTTAGAAGCAAAAACGGAGAATCAAAAAGACTATATTCTATCTATAATAGAAAATGATATTACATTTTGTATAGGACCATCTGGCACTGGTAAATCTTTTATTGCTGCTGGAATAGCATCTGAACATTTATGTAAAGATAAAATAGAATCTATTATAGTTACAAGACCACTAGTGTGTACCGGTAAAGATATAGGATCACTACCGGGTGAATTGAATGAAAAGATAAAGCCATATTTAGCACCTATGACAGAAAATCTAAAATATTTTCTTGGTAGAGATAAATTTGGACTTTATGTAAATACTAATAGAATTAGATTTGAACCACTTGAAACTATGAGAGGAATGACGTTTCATAATTCATATATGATTTTAGATGAAGCCCAAAATTGTACTATGGAACAGATCAAAATGTTCATAACAAGAATGGGTAAAAATTCTAAAGTTATTATTAATGGTGACATGAAGCAAACCGATCTATTTAATAAAAGTGGACTATCTTTTTGCTTAGATAGACTAAATAATTTAAATGGTGTCGGAATCTGTAAATTAGACTACCATGATATACAGAGGAACGGAATTATAGCCAGTGTGCTATACGCTTTGGAGCAATAATGTTATACGATTATTCCTGTGCTAATTGTGAACATAGGGTGATAGATCATTATCAATCAATACATGATGATCCTATTACCCTATGTCCAAATTGTGGTTTACACTCTTTAGAGAGACAAATCACTGGAGGTCTTGGTGCCTTTGTCAAAGATGTAAAAACTATAGGTCAATTAGCAGATAAAAATTGGTCTAAGGTTGGAACATATAAAAGATCAGAAATAGAGACACAGCAAAAAGAAAAAGAGGTACAAAATCAATCTCTATTTTCTCAGTTTGGAAAAGCAAGTAAAAAACAAATTAATAAAATGACCGCTGAACAAAAACAAAAATATATTATTACAGGTGATACATGAAATTTGTAGATTCTTATGTTAAGAAAGATTTTCAAGCTCAAACAACAGAGCAATTATATAATAAGTCTGGTGAACTATGCTCAGACAGTGAAAAGATTTTTGCAAAGGTAATTGAAATAAACACAAGCAATAATAAGCAAATAAAATATCTTATAGCTACGAATAATAATATTCCATACGATCCAAATGGTATAGATAGTCATAGAGAATCTAATCTAACTATAAATCTTAAGTCTGTTTCAAAATCTGTTTTTGATTATTATGTTCTATATCTAAGAACAAAAAATTCTCTATATATGACTAGGACACAAAGGAGTTATATCAATGTCTAAAACTGGACCAATAGGACAAGTAGAAGCTTTTTATATAGAACACCATTACAAAACATTAACAGATCAAGAATTAGCAAACGTTTTAGATAGAAAAGTAGAAACCATTAGAAAATATCTAAAGCAAAACTTTGGATCTTCCAAGACTACTATTAGGGCTGGAGATCACTTTGCTAAAAGTAAAGGTTCTATAGTAATGACAGAAACTGCATCTATGATAGGTGACGGAAAAAGAAAGACAACTAAAAAACCATCTGATTGCGTAACTAAGATTAAACATGATTGATTTTATTTTTGGATATGAAAACTGGAGAAAAGTATATTCAGCATCTCCAGAATTGAAAAAAAATATATGGATTTATTTTCAAACATCAGATAATCAAGATGTTTATTTAAAAGTATATAATGATTGGTTTAAAGTTAAGTCTTGGTTATCTAATACTAATCAAAAGATAACAAAACTTGGATTAAGATATAGATCTCATCAAATAGAAGTAGAAGTAAATAATTGTGATGGAATATACTTAGTTCGTTCAATAAAGGGCGAATTTGGTGGAAGAACAAAAGAATGCTATACTATTGGTAAAATAATTGATAATCAAGTACATAAAACAATGTGGCTAACGCCAGAATTGATAGAAGAAAGTTCATTTATAGACAATATTGAAGACTGTTTTGAAGAAGCTATAATACACTATGAACAACCCTCAAAAACCAGCACTGTTTAATCAAGACTATCAAAAACAGTGGTCAGAAACACATAAGTATAAGCATATTCATACTGGGGAATATTGCACGTTTGAAGCTTATGTTGCAGAACTTATTATTCTTAGAAGAGCAGAAAAATTAAATCTTGGAAAACCATCTTATAAATTTTGGACCAAGGGTGATCCAAATCATTGGATTTGGAAAAAACAACTTGGTGCAGCAAGACAATTAAAGAAAAAATATAGCGAAGAAGCTATATTACAAGCCATTAAATCTAAAGAATTTGATAAGCTATTAGTTCTAGGAATACAAAATGGTAGAGGTTACAAAATTAATCCGCTTGCGGAAAAGGTCATTGCGATGTATGATAGTAAGATCAAAGAAGCACAAAGCAAGCAACAGTGTACCACAGATGTTGAAATAGATAATAAAGAATTACAATCTAGAAAAACACAGTCTATATCAAAAAATAAAACGATGTTTAATAAACTGAGGGATTTATGAATAAAACAAAGAAAAAGACTACTAGTAAGTTTGAAGCAGATAGCGTAAGCAATTCTGTCATTAGTAAATATGGAGACGTTGTAAGAAGTGGTACAGAAGTACTTGAGTCAATAAATAGTCTAGAAGTAATTGGCGTGTCTCCAGCATTAGATATTGCACTTGGTGGTGGATTAAGAGAAGGTTCTGTTATTGTTATGACAGGAGATCCAAAGAGTGGAAAGACAACTACCGCATTACACTTTGCCGCAAAGTGCCAATTAAAGGGTAAGCGTGTGATTTATGTAAATACTGAAGGTAGATTATCTAAACAAAATTTTGATGGCATAAAAGGATTAAATCCAGACAATATTATTATTATTGAATCCACAGATGATCGTATTTTAACAGCGGAAGATTTTCTCAATATTATAGAATATTACATTAATAATGATCCCGGCTGTTTGATAATAGCAGACTCTTTATCTAATATGGTTCCAGCGTGTGAATTAGAAGGAGAAGTAAGAACTGGAGTAAGAAATGCTTTGCCACGATTATTATCAATGTTTTTCAAACGCATTAGTGGAACACTGATGAAAAATAAAACCATGTTAATATGTATCACACACAATATTGCTAATACTGGCGGTTCTCCATACGCACCATCTAAAATGGCAGACTGTGGAAATATGTTACAGTATCAAGCTGGAACAAACATGGTAATAACACATCGTGGCAAATGGCAAGTTCCAAAAGATACTGGCGAACACGTTGGACAAATTGCTAATTGGTCTATTAAAACATCAAACGCTGGAGGAAGACCAAATAGTACAGCAGAAAGTTGGATTAGATATGGAATAGGAATAGATGAAGTACAAGAGGTAATACAGATTGCCTGTGAGTTTAGATTAATAAAAGCTAGTGGTGCTTGGTATACAATACAATGTGCCGTTGATGATACCTCAAATCCAGTTATTGCTAAATACCTCAGTGAAAATAATGCTTCATCTGTGGATGATATTGAAAGAGCATTAAAGTTTCAAGGTTCTAATAATCTGTGCGAATTTCTTACCACCCATGAAGATATAGCACAGTTTGTATTTCAAAAAATTAAGGAACTTTATTGAATGAAAATAGTAGGAATTAATGGTAAAGAATATATTTGGAATTTGTCAAGTTATGATGTCAAAGCCGACGATAAACGTGCCAGATCAAAATATCATCTTAGAGCAAGAAAACTATTAAAAGAAATATATCATAGCTATAGAATACTTGAAGAGGTAAAATTACCCGGAAGTACTGCATTGCATAGAAAAGGCGTTTTATATCTTGATTTTTATATACCACAAATAAAATCTGCATTTGAGGTTCATGGTCAACAACATTATGAATTCTGTCCTTTTTTTCATAAAAGCAAGGCTGATTTTATACTTGCACAAGCCAAAGATTGTGATAAAATAGAGTGGTGTAGATTGAATGGAATTAAGATGGTTACATTAAAATATTCTGACTCAAATGAAGATTGGAGACAACAAATTGTCAACCGCTAAAGAAAATCTGGAACAACATATAAAAGATATTGACGACTATATCAATAGTCACAATACAAAGTTCTCATCTTTTAGAGAAGAATTTTTATTAGTGGCTGACTTACCGCTAGATACGCTCAAAAAATTAACAAAGGATGAGCTATTTGATAATGCGTATATTTTATATAGTTATGCTTCTTATATTCAAGATGATATAAATAGGAATAAAATTGCATTAGATTGGTGCAATGATCAAATAGAAAAGTTGATTGTAAAGCATAATGATTCTTTTGATAAGTACACTAAGCATGAATCAAAGAAGCAAATTATAGCACAAGACAATGTTTATGCAGCAAAGGTAGATCAAATGAGATTAGTTGCTGAGTCAAGATTACAAGCATTAGACGGTAAAGTTTATGAAATAAAGAGAAAAGCAGATATTCTATTAGAAAAAGGAAAAAGATCATGAGTATGGAAGATTTTATTAAGACACTTAATGAAGAACAAAAGAAGGCATTACTAAAGGCTCTAAATGAAAATTCACCAACAATACAGTCAGTGCCAAAAGAAGTAAATGAGCAAACAAAGAAAGCTATTAATCAAAGTTTTATTACAGAGAGTAAACCAAATATTCAAAACCATAAAAGGAGAGAACCAGTGAGGGCTAGAAAAAACGAGTGGGAAGATACTGGAGAACTTAGGGACATTACTACTCCAGAATATGAAAGAACTCCAAGGCGTAAACCACAACAAAATAAGACAGAAGTAGAATGTCATGTATGTGGTAAGTCATTTAAATTAGATCAAAGATTCGTGTATGGAGAATATCATCGTTGCAATAAGTGCATTGGAAGAAAATAATTATGAGTGATAAGTTGCTAGACATTGGGGCTGAAAGAGCAGTGCTATCTATTCTAGTACAGAACGGAATAGATTCTTATATTGTAATATCTGATCTTATTAGTGCAGATACTTTTGGTAATACGAATAATCAAATTCTATATAAATGTATAGAACGTATTATATCAAATGAACAAAAAGTAGATATAACATCTTTATTATCAGCCGCCACACAGTTAAGTGTAATTGATATTCTTAATACGCCACAAGAATTAAAGTATATTAAATCTCTATTTGACTTTCCAGTAAATAAAGATAATATACTTAGTTTTGCTGCACAAATTAAGAAGTTTGAGTTTGCCCGCAAGATAAAGCAACTAACTCATAAGATAAATAAAGATATTGATACCATAAATGGTACAGAATCAATTAATGATATTATTGGAATCCTTGAAAATCCAGTAGTAGATTTCTTAAGAGAAGACGATGGTGGTGAAAGACCAACAAAGATTGGTTCAGATATCAATAACTATATAGAATTTCTAGTAGAAAACAAATGTGATATCATTGGAATACCAACTGGATTTAATAAATTTGATGAAGCTATTGGTGGCGGATTAAGAAGGAAGTGTGTTGATCTAGTTGCAGCAAGACCGAAGGTTGGTAAGAGCGTATTTGCTGATAATGTAGCATTAAACGTTGCGTCAAAACAAATTCCAGTATTAATGCTTGATACAGAAATGAGTAAAGAAGATCATCTAAATAGACTACTATCTAATATTAGCGGTGTTCCAATCAATGAAATTGCAACTGGTAAATTTACAGATGATCAAGAAAAATATGAAAAGGTAGTATTGGCATGTAAAAAGCTAGAAAATATATCTTATAATTATGTCAGCGTTGCTGGTAAGCCATTTGAACAAATTCTAAATTTAATAAAGCGATGGGTTGTTCAAGAGGTAAAAACTGATGAAACCGGTAAGACAAACGACTGTTTAATTATATATGATTATTTAAAATTAATGTCGTCAGAATCTATCACAAATAATGTACAAGAATATCAAGCTCTTGGATTTCAAATTACTTCGTTGCATAATTTATGTGTTAAGCTCGATATTCCATGCTTATCATTTGTACAGCTAAATAGAGATGGTATAACGAGAGAAAGTACTGATGCGGTTAGTGGATCGGATAGATTAATATGGCTATGTACGTCTTTTTCCATATTTAAGTTAAAATCACCAGAAGAATTGGCTGAAGATGGTCCAAATGCTGGAAACAGGAAATTAGTTCCAGTTGTCACTAGGCATGGCGGTGGACTAAATGATGGTGATTATATAAATATGGTAATGCAAGGTTCTCATTCTAAATTAATAGAATTAAGAACTAGAAATGAATTTAAAAATCAACCAGTTGGTGATACCGGTCTAGTTGACAATAATGATATTCAAAGGATAAGAGATGGACTTGAATCAGATCAAGATTCAGCTACAGAATAATTATCAGTTAGTTTTTGATAGACTAGACATGAAATATGAAGTTATTGGTGATAACTTATATTCTACATGTCCTATTCATCATGGAAGTGATAATCCAAGAGCTTTCTCATATTCTATTCAAAAAGGATACTGGAAATGTTGGACTAGAGATTGTCAATGTGATCATAAGAATGATATTTTTGGATTGATTAAAGGAGTTTTATCAGAAAAGAATGGTAAAGATTTACAGTTTTCTGATGTATTAAAATGGTCTTGTGACTTATTACAGGTAAAAAAAGTAAAACAAAGTAAAATACATGATATTACAGTATCCGACGATATAACAGATCAAATTTTATCTATTTTTTGTAACAATGAAACATACAAACAACAAAATCTTAATATAGAATATAATCCAAATTTTACACATGAATATTTTACACAAAGAGGATTTAAGATAGATACACTAAAACACTTTGATGTTGGTACAGATACTAAAATCACATCCATGAAAGATAGAGTTATAGTACCAATACACGATAAAGATGGAAAAAATATTGTGGGACTTATAGGAAGATCGGTAAAAGAATATAAGTTACCAAAGTTTTTATTGTATCCAAAGGGTTTTGACAAAAGATATTATCTCTACAATTATCATAGAGCAATACAAAGAGCCTCAGAAACATCGTGCCTATTTATTACAGAAGGACAGGGCGATGTTTGGAGACTATATGAAGCTGGAGTTATGAATGCTGTTAGTATTTTTGGTAAAACAATAGCAAAAGAACAAGAAGATATATTATATAAATTACCAATTACACATTTAATAATATTAACAGATAATGATCAAGCTGGAAGAGAATCTAAGATACAAATAAAAAGACAATTCAATAGGATGTATAAATTATCTTTTCCAAAGATATATGGTAAAGATATTGGAGATATGTCAGTAGAACAAATACAAACAAAGATCTTAAATAATCTAAAAGGTGCATATTAACATGACTAAAATTATCGGTATATCTGGAAGAAAACAAGCTGGTAAAAATACAACAGCTAATTATATAAATGGAGAAATCCTAAAGAAGTATCAAATGATAGAAAGTTTCTATATTGATCCTTCTGGAAACTTAGTTATAGAAACACAAAATTCTTCTGGTAAAAGTGGATATGGAATTTTAGATGTAACAAGGAAAGACGATACATTTATAGAATATGCAGAAAGAGAACTTTGGCCTTATATTAAGGTATATCATTTTGCAGATCCTCTAAAAGAATTATCCATAGCTTTGTTTGGATTAAATCATAAGCAAGTATATGGAACAAATGAAGATAAAAATACTGTAATAAATATAGACTGGAAAGACGTTCCATTTAATGAAAACAAAAGTGGACTAATGACATCTAGAGAATTCTTACAATACTTTGGCACAACCATTGTTAGAAAAATATATCCACAAGCTTGGATAAATGCAACAATTAACTCAATCTTAGTAGAAAAACCAGAAATTGCTATCATACCAGATGTTAGATTTCCAAATGAAATATCTGCCATAAAAGAAAATAATGGTATTATATTACGACTAACAAGAAATATATATAATAGCGATCATGAAAGTGAGTGTATTTTAGATCAAAATAATTATGATTGGTCAAATTTTGATTTTATAGTAAATAATAGTCAAGGAGACATTGGCAATTTGTGTTCTCAACTACAAAAATTAAACTTTATATGGAATTAATATGATTGTAACATACGTTAGATCTTCTAGTTATAATAACTATGCTTATTGTGAGATGCAATATTTTATTACATATGTTCTTGGCTATCAGTCTTTAAGTGGAAAAAAAGCAGATCTTGGAACAATTATCCACAAGGTAATGGAATCATTAGCCAAGCTTAAAAAAGAACTACAAGATAATCCAAAGAGTAAAAAAATAACTATTAATGATGATGCTGTAGGAAATATATCTGTAGGTTCAGCAGCATTATTTAAAAAAGAAATTGTGAGTCAATTACTAGAAAAAAGCTTTGATTTTTATACTAATAAGTCTCATAATACATTTTCAAAATATGATAAAAATGATTGTCTAGAATTATGCTTTAATGCGTTAAAT